GTGCCGCTCGCACCGGCATCACCCGCGAGCGCGTGATCGCGGAATATCGGCGCATCGCTTTTTCGGATATCGCCTTGCTGGCGGATTGGGGTGACGACCGCGGCGGCATCTTCGCCGCCGATGCGCTCGACGCCGAGGACACGGCGGCGATCGCGTTGATTGCCGAAGCGGAGGACGAGGGCGGCGAAGACCGCGCGCCGCCGTTGCGGCTGCGGCTTTTCGACAAGCTCAAAGCGCTCGAGGCGCTCGCCCTGTTGTTGGAGCAGGATTTCGATGCCGGCATCGCGCCGCCGCCGCGTCCCGGCCGCTCTCACTGAGCGCGAGCAGCGCTTCGTCGCCGAATATCTGCGCGATCTCAACGGCCGCAAAGCGGCGATGCGCGTCGGCTATGCGCGCAGCGGCGCGGGCGGCATGGCGCATAAGCTGCTCGCCAAGCCCGCGATTGCGGCCGCGGTCGCGGCGGCGCAGGACGAAGAGCGGGCGCAGAAACGCGCCACCGCCGATCGCGTCATCGAAGAGCTTGCGCGCATGGCTTTCGCCAATATCCGCGACTTTGCCGATTGGGGGCCCAAGGGCATATCGATGCGCGACAAGGCGTTGCTCGATCCCGAGGAGACGGCGGCCATCGCCGATATCGAGCACAAGGGCAACGGCAAGCTCGGCCGGCTGAAGCTCTACGACAAGCTCGCGGCCTTGAACGCCCTCGCCAAGCATCTCGGCATGATCGGCGGCAAGACGGCGTTGGGCCCGCGCGACGACAGCGCGGAGCGGGCGGCGGCGAATGCCGAGCTGCGCGAGCGGCTGATGCGCATCGTACGCGCCGGGAAGAAAGGCGATGAGAACTGATCTTCTTGCTGCAGCGCCTCATTGTGACTCTTTGCCTCGTCGTAGATGCCCGACCCGATCTTCCTCATCCTGAGCGAAGTCGAAGGACGCACGGATCGTTTTGCAACGTTGCAAGAAGAACCTGCGCCCTTCGACGGCTCGCCCTCGCCATCGCGAGGGCTCGCGCTCAGGGTGAGGAGAGATTCGTGCGTGGCAGCGACGGCTAAAACGTCGAGCTCTTCCATGCCCATCGACTACGACGAAGCGGTCCAGCTCCTGAAACGGATCGACGCCGATCCGCTGCCGAAGCTCGAGGCATACGGCATGCTCGATAATTGGCACCGCTGGGCGCGCAAATCGCAATTGCCGCCGGAAGGCGACTGGCGCGTGTGGCTGCTGCTCGCGGGGCGCGGCTTCGGCAAGACGCGCGCCGGCGCCGAATGGGTGCGGGCGCAGGCCGAAAGCGGCGCCGCGACGCGCATCGCCCTCGTCGCGCCGACCGCGCGCGATGCCCGGCTCGTGATGGTCGAAGGCGAGAGCGGCTTGCTGGCGATTGCGCGCTATGGCGCGCGGCCGACATTCGAATCGTCGAAGCGGCAGATCACCTGGCCGAGCGGCGCGATCGCCGGCCTGTTCTCGGCCGACGAACCGGACCGGCTGCGCGGCCCGCAATTCGATGCCGCCTGGTGCGACGAGCTCGCGGCGTGGCGCTATCCCCAAGCCTGGGACATGCTGATGATGGGGCTTCGTCTCGGGACAAGGCCGCGCGTCGTCGTGACGACGACGCCCAAGCCCATAAAGCTCATCCGCCAATTGTTGGCCGCGCCCGATTGCGCGGTGACGCGCGGCACGACGCGCGAGAACGCCGACCATCTCGCGCCCGGCTTCCTCGCCGCGATCCTCCGGCAATACGAAGGCACGCGATTGGGGCGGCAGGAGCTCGATGCCGAGCTCTTGGACGACATGCCCGGCGCGCTCTGGTCGCGCGACGCCATCGAACGCGCGCGCGTCGATGAGGCGCCGGCGCTACGCCGCGTTGTCGTCGCCATCGATCCGGCGGTCAGTACGGGCAATGACGCAGATGAAACCGGAATCATTGTCGCCGCCCTCGGCCAGGACGGGCAGGGCTATGTGCTCGACGATCTCTCCGGCCGCTACTCGCCGCACGATTGGGCGTCGCGTGCGCTCGATGCCTATCGCGAACATCGCGCCGACCGCATCGTCGCCGAGGCGAACAACGGCGGCGCGATGGTCGAGGCGACGTTGCGCGTGCTCGATGCCGGCGTCTCCTACAAGCCGGTGCATGCCTCGCGCGGCAAGCTCGCCCGCGCCGAGCCGGTGGCGGCGCTCTACGAGCGCGCCCTTGTCCATCACGTCGGCGCGTTCCCCGCGCTCGAAGATCAGATGTGCGCTTTCACCGGCGGCCCGCTCGCGCATCGGGCTTCGCCCGATCGCGTCGACGCGCTGGTCTGGGCGCTGTCGGAGCTGATGCTGCATGCCGCCGAGCCGGGGCTGCTGTCGTATTACAGAGCGCTGAGCGGACGCGCTTAAACACCGCCGTCGTGGCCGGACCCGTCCCGGCCATCCACGAGCTGGTTAAAACACGTGGATGGCCGGAACTTGTCCGGGCATGACGAGAAAAAATTTTCCACCACGGAGACGATCTCGTTTTCTCCGTCGTCTCCGTGGTTCTTCTCTTCGGAGTCTCCATCCATGCCCGACTCTTTCTTCGCGCGCCTCGCGCGCGGCGCCGGCTATGTGCTGACCGGCAGCGCTCCGGCCGATTGGTTCGGGCCGCAGCAGCCGCTGCCGCCGCAAGCGCCGCCCGCGGTCGCCGGTCGGCAATTCGATTATCCCTTCGGCTTCAACCTCGCGGTGACGCCGCGCAGTTGGGAGCCGACCGGCTTTGCCGAGCTGCGCGCGCTCGCCGACAGCTACGACCTCTTGCGCGCGGTGATCGAGACGCGCAAGGACCAGATGGAGCGCCTCACATGGCGCATCCGGCCGCGGGCGCTGGTGCCGGCTAGCAGCACCAACGACCCGCGGCTCCCGGCGCTGACGCAATTTTTTCATCGCCCCGATCGCCAGCACGGCTGGGCGGCGTGGCTGCGGATGCTTTTGGAAGACCTGCTCGTCATCGACGCGCCGGTGCTTTACAAGCAGCGCACGCGCGGCGGCGCGCTTTACGCGCTCGAGCCGATCGACGGCGCGACCATCAAGCGCCTGATCGACGATTGGGGCCGCACGCCGGCGCCGCCCGCGCCCGCCTATCAGCAGATTTTGAAAGGCCTGCCCGCGGTCGATTACACGGCCGACGAGCTGATCTACGCGCCGCGCAATCCGCGCATTCACAAGGCCTACGGCTTCTCGCCGGTCGAGCAGGTGCAGATGAGCGTCAACATCGCGCTGCGCCGGCAGATTTATCAGCTGCAATATTACACCGAAGGCAACGTGCCCGAGGCGCTGATCGGCGTGCCCGAGAACTGGAATCCCGATCAGATCAGGCAATTCCAAGCCTATTGGGATTCGCTCAACGCCGGCGACACGGCCGAGCGGCGGCACGCGAAGTTCGTTCCGGGCGGCGTCGCCAAGACCTTCGTGCCGGTGCGCGAGCCCGCCATGAAAGACGCGTTCGACGAATGGCTGGCGCGGGTCGTGTGCTACGCCTTCTCGCTGCCGCCGACGGCCTTCACGGCGCAGGTCAACCGCGCCACCGCCGAGAACGCGCAGGATGTGGCGCTCAGCGAAGGCCTCGCGCCGCTGCAGAATTGGGTGAAGCATCTGATCGATCGCGTCATCGCGGAAGAGTTAGGCGCGTCCGATCTCGAATTCGCCTGGGACGCGGATGCCGACGCCGATCCCGCGGCGACGGCGACCATCGCGACCGATTACGTCAAGACCGGCATCAAGAGCATCAACGAAGTGCGCGCCGAGCTCGGCCTGCCGCCGGTCGCCGGCGGCGAGCAGCCGAAGATCCAGACCGCGCAAGGCTTGGTCCCGCTGACCCAGAGCGCGGCATCAGCACCCACGAGCGAGAAGCTCGAGCGTTTCAATCCAAATCACTATGGTCCCGGTGGTCGCGGCGGGCAATTTGCACCGACAGATGGGAATGGGGCAGCGAGCAGCCCCATCGTTCCCGTGGCGCTCGATCCGAAGAAGATCATCACGCTGGGGATGGCCATTGCGCGCTGGTTGCAGCGAGCGAAGAAACCACCCAGCGAATCACCCACACCCGAAGAAGCCGGTCAAAGCGAATCCCGATCGCCCCCTTCTAACGATGCAAATTCAGCGCCCGAAAAACCGGAGTCACCTACTGCAAACGGTAACCAAAGCGACGACCAGAAACCGCCGCCTCCCGATCAACCATTTACATTACCTGCCCAGCAGCCGAAGGGTCGCAGCGTTCCCTTTCATACCGGGCAGGATGTGGTCGACACAATCGAGAATGCGCTCGATAACGACTGGCACCAATTTCTCGATGGCGTCGGACGAGTGGTGGACACCACCAGCTGGATGAAAGACTAAGTTCCCAATATCGTTGCCGAAGTCGATTTCTGGCAGGGAGCGCCGTACGATCTTCAAAGCTTGATCGATGAAGCAAAAAAGGCGCCGCAAGCGGGATTTCAAGACCATCATATAGTCGAGCAGGGCCCGCAGAACGACGACCTTAGTCCCGATGACCAGGAGATGATTGACGAGGACGAGAACAAAGTACGG